ATGAAATCTTTAGGGGTAAAGCAAGAAGATTTATTAGAGGTGTTCGAAGTTACCACTCGAGGTGCTGTTGGGCATTACTTCACGGGGCGATCAGATATAACAATTAGGCAATTAAAAAGGTTATCGGAATTTCTAGGCGTATATCTTGAGTATAGTGATGATAAGGTGAATGAAGAAACTTTATATCAGACACAACATGAAAAGTTGTTAGGTTGTCTTAAAAAGTTAGATAGAGCCGGAATTATTAGCTGTAGTATCGATATTGAAAAGGTGCATGCATTAATAAAAATTGAATTAACAGAATAAGTTTAGCCGCTAGGTTAATATTTAGCGGCTTGAATTAGATCCCACTCTTCTTTTGCGGCTTGATGCTGTTTATCAATATATGCCGCTAAATCTTCAACTTTTACCAATGTTGGTGAACGTTCTGAATTGCGTAGTTTAAATGTCGGCACTGGCAGCGCGTGAGCCTTTGCCTTTTGATTTGCCGTTTCTGGCGTAATGCCAAAGTAATCTACACAAATTTCCCTTAGTTCTAATTCTGATTTGCCGTAACGCGCTAATAATGCAAAAGCTGTGTTCATAAGTCACCAAATACAAGTTAATTGTTGTTTCAGTTGTAATTTACAAGTATATTTGTATTTAAGCAAGTTTATTGAACAATTTAACTTGTTTTTGTTTTGTTGCAAAAAGTAATTTATTTGACTTTTTTGTATAATATTCGGTAAATTCGAGAATTAAGGAGTGTTAAGATGGATGTAGTAAACGTAAAAGGATCTAATGCAAATGTATTAGGTGGCGTTGAGCAGAGCAAGAAAGTAAAAGCGCAAGATGTTGACTCGGTTAAAATTTCAGTAGAAGCGAGCAACGTTGGTACTGTTAAAATTTCAGTAGAAGCAAGAGCTTTATTGGCTGCAGACACTGGCGGTAATGGTGTTGAACCTCCTAAATCTAAAAGTGCAGTAACCCCTGCTGCACTGGACACTGGCGGTAACGGTGTTGAGCCACCTTCGGTAAGTGCTGACACTGGCGGTAACGGTGTTGAGCCACCTTCGGTAAGTTCGGACACTGGCGGTAATGGCGTAGAACCACCGCAGGCCATTTAGTATGAAAACATTGCAAGAACTTTTATTCACAATAGGTGATTTGGTTGTAATCATAAACGTCCTTGCATTATTAACATTATTTGTTTTTAAGGTCAGAAGCTTAAGCGTGATGGTTTCGCTTTTGTTACTGACCATAACAAATGGTTTAATGCAAATTTATGGTTATTTTCTGGTAAGTAAATTTGGCGTTTGGGATCCTGACTTTATGAGGCATGCGTGGTATTTATCATTTGCGCTGTGTTATGTGGTCGGTGCTTACATTTTATTTCAAGCGCATAAACAATTTAAAATAAAAGTAACAAACGTGGCTAAAGTCATTAGTTTATCTTTTTTTATTTTAGGTAGTTTGCAGTTAATTAAATATTTTGTGCGTGTGTGTTTGAACATCGATATACCAGAATTAAACACAGCATATAAATGTTTAGTGCCAGCAATTAATATAGGTGTATGTGTTTATACGTTTGTAAGTATATTGAAGATCAAGAGTATAAATACACAGCAAGTATAACAGGGAGTTAATATGTTTTTAGGGGTGGTATCATTTTTAATTGTAACTGTTGGGCTTTATACGCTTTGGCATTTGCATACTTGCTTGCTTGAGCTAGAAGTAGCTGCAGAGGTTGATCTGGTAAATCACCCTGATAATGTAATAGTGGGTGATTTTGGCGTTACATGCCTGCTTAAAAGTTGTCTTGGTAATCTAGAAAAGAGTAAGAAGGTTGATGAGTTAATATTAACTGGAAAAGATACGACTTTATTAGAAATGGAACTTGCTTTCGAGCGAGATAAAATTTTAGATAAAGCTAAACGGCAAGCTAGATTAAAAAAGATTATTTAACATTAAATAAATCTGTATATTTAGCAATAAGCTGCTCTATCGTTTCGTCACTCTTATCACAATTAACTAAATCTGCCGCGAATGCTTTTAGTATTTGCGGTATTTTTTTGCCTGCAGTGTGCTGTACGTTTTCGGTTTCATTAGATTGAATCATTAAATACTCCACAGGAACGGATAATATTTCTGCTAATTGATTCATTCTAGCTAATTTTGGAGTGTTTGCACCTCTTTCCCAATGTTGGATAGATTGCACTGAGATTTTTAGGTGGTCTGCCAGATTCTGCTGGGAAAGGTCTTTTTCTAACCTTGCTTTACGTAATTTATACGCAAATTCGTATTTATTAGATGCCATAATGAGAGCATAACGAGTAATTAAACTCTCATCACGACAAGAAAAACTTGTAGGATTAAAGGGTTATTTTATTTCGGAAAGAAGTTCCAAGCCTTCGGCCATTGCAGAATAATCATTTGATAGCTCACCAACGATGCTGATAGCTAAAAACCTGCCGATTAAATCTCTATGTTCGATAATATCTAGCTTGCCGCCACCTGTCGCATTTAAGCGCTTTGTAATGGCTACGATTGTGCGATCTAACGCAGATGGTACGATGTCTTTTATTTCATCATACGTTGCTGTTGAATTAATGTTGTAATTAACATTAGTGTCATTTACCACGGATAAGTGGTTGGCGATAGTTGTATTATTGCCCGTTTTTAAATATGTATAAGTTACTCCAAGTGCTTCGGCAATATCGGCTAACCGTTTTGAATCTGATCGGTTGTTTTCAATATTACCAATTGCTTGTTGGGTAACTCCTACTTTTTCAGCTAGTGCTGTTTGTGTTAAACCTAGCTTTTTACGCTCTGCAGCGACTCTCTCGCCAATTGTGTTAGGCATATTAAGTTCATCCCAATTTACCGCAAACATGTTTCTTCCCTAAAAATTACAAGTCTTTTTGTATTCTAGCAAACAAAAGTACTTGTAATCAAATTACAAGTTAACTTGTATTTTATTTAATTTAGTTGTATTTTGTTGTTAAGTTAAATTTGAGAACGAAATTATGACTGAGCAAAACCCACTCAAAAAAGCAATTTCAATTGCTCAAGGCCAAAAAGCCTTGGCTAAAAAAATTGGTGTGACACAGCAATGCATTTCGCTTTGGATCACTAAAAACGCCGCAGTACCTGCAGAGCACGCCATTAAGATTGAAACAGAAACGGGCGTCTCACGAGCTGAGCTAAGACCCGATTTATTTGGTGCAACGCATGGATAACTTAGATCGCGCATCAATTGAAGAACAACGCGCCCTTGACCGTGCGCTGGCTGTTCGCAAAACCACAGGCCCGCAAGCGTGCGGGCATTGCCTAAATTGTTTTGAACCATTGCCTAGCGATAAACGCTGGTGCGATGCCGACTGTAGAGAAGATTGGAGCAAACGCAATGAACGCTAAAACCGCTTTTAAACCACTTGATCAACACAACGAACACAGCCAAGACGCACAAAAACCCGCGCTTAATGTTGTAGGTAAACCAACCCCAAAAGGATTAGTTGAAATTAAAGCCATGCTCAACGAGGCACGCCACAGCGCTGATCATGTAATGACGAATGTATTAAACGAGCGCGAACGCACCATTGTTTATTTTGCTGCGGGCTTAAGCCGCGACGATATGAACAAAGGCTTTAAGCAGCTTGATGCTGAAAAGCGTTTGAAGGTGCAAAAAGCGGTGTTGATGCTGGATGAAATAGCGCTGGCATTTAAACGCGCTAACGCGGTGGCCCCCGCGAAATTTATTGAACATGCAAAACCCGCTGAGTATTTAACCCAGCACTAAACCGTAACATTAAACAAATGGTAAGGATGACACCATGAGCTCTACAAATCGCGGCACTGTTCGCAACGCAGATGATTATTACGTTACACCCCAAACAATGATTGATACGTTTTTATCACATTTTTTAGTTGAATTTTCGCTACCTAAAGACAGTGTGATTTTAGACCCAAGCGCAGGTGGCTGCGATAAGCACGAGGCCAGTTATCCTGCGGTATTGGCTCAGTATGGGTTTAATAGGGTTGATAGTTGGGACATTCGCGAAGATTCACGGGCCGAGTGTAAAGGCATTGATTTTACTAACCCAAATACAATTCACCCGTTTTCATACGATGCGGTGATCACGAATCCGCCCTTTAAATTAGCCGATGAATTTACTTACCAAGCGCTTGAAATGGTGCGCGAGGGTGGTTTTGTTGTGATGCTGCAGCGCCTTAATTGGCTTGGCTCGCAAAAGCGCCATGCAATGTGGCAAGAGCTGCCGCTGGTTGCGGTGTTTGTGCACAGCAAGCGCCCAGGCTTTAACCCCGAAAAGCCGAACCTTACCGACTCGACCGAATACGCCCACTTTGTGTTTTGCAAAGGCGCAGAGCCCGACGCACGTTTATTTGTGATTTAACCCACCAATTTAATTTTTTAACATCTTAAGGAATAAAAAGATGACTGCTACTACTGATACACCAAACTACACCAACGCTGATCATGAATTGGCACTTACGTTTAACTTGATGCGTGACATTGTTGTGCATGCGATTGACCAAGTTAATTTTACTATTCGTAATTTAAACACGCGCAATACGGTTGGTATGTTGATGCAATGCGAGGACACCATTGTTGATTTAATGCCGATTGTTGCGCGCATAGCGCAGGTTTATAGCGACTATCAGCCAGTTTATAACCAAATGCAATTTGCACTAAATGCGGTGCAAATAGGCGGTGACCCTGAGCAAATTGAATTGGTTGGGGGTGCGCTATGAACCATGTGATGCTTGATTTAGAAACTATGGGCCAAGGTAGTAACGCGGCTATAGTAGCCATTGGTGCGGTATTTTTTGAGCCAACGACGGGCGAAATAGGAGCCAACTTTTATTGGAGAGTCGATTTAGAAAGCGCGGCTAAATATGGTGAGGTTGACCCTAGCACTATTATCTGGTGGCTAAAGCAAAGCGATGCGGCCAGAGCTGAAATCACTAGTGACGACACGCTAGATTTAAACTGTGCACTTAGCGAGTTTTGCGAATGGATAGCGCAAATTGAAAAAACCAATAACCGCATTGTGTGGGGGAATGGCGCTAGTTTTGACAATGTTATTTTGAGTAATGCGTTTAAAGCGGTTGAATATAAAAAACCTTGGGAATATTGCAATGACCGCGATGTTAGAACCGTTGTTGAGTTAGGCCGAACGCTTAAAGGGTTTGATCCTAAACGTGATATGCCTTTTGAAGGCACGGCGCACAATGCGCTAGATGATGCTATTCATCAAGCTAAGTACGTATCGGCAATTTATAAAGCGCTTGCCGAGTAGTCTTTAGTGATGATGACTAAACCCGTCGATTTAGACACGTTACGCTTATCGGGGATGGCTAAAGGCATTATTGCGGCCATTACCGATGTTGATAACTTTAATTTTTTAGCGCGTGGGTTGCAGACTGTGCCCACGCCATTGCAAAGCCGCTTGGCGCGTAAATACATTACGCGCTATAACCAGCAACAAAAAGACGCTCGCTATAAAGCAAACCGTTGGTTAAGCCGTGTTATTTATCGGCTTAAACCAAGGTTTAACGTGCTGTTTAGAATTACTCAAAATATGCCATTGCCGTGGCATATTTTAAGCAGTTCTGAGAAAACCAAAAACCATGGCGCGACCATGGCCCGCGAATGTTTACAAATAGCGCTTGATATATCGGACGATTATCAGCGTTTGAAGTACGAAAAAATAGCCAAGCTTACTTATGAAGCGTGCGCTGAGCTTTCCAAGTCTGTGGGGGTGACGGCCCCTTTTTATTCGATGGTTGCCGATTATTTGCCGACTGAGGCAATTGAAATAGCGTTACTAAAAATGCAGTGTGATAAATGGTGGGCGCGACAACTTAAAAAAGTGCGCCGCCAATATATTGAGCTGCTTGAAATTGCCACGGGTGAAGTGGGCAAAGACTTATTTTATTGTAAAAAAACCAAAAAATACCGTCGTAAGGGTATTAGCCCGTACTCGAGTAAACAGGCCCAACGCGAGTTTAGTTTTGCACAGGCCAGTGGCCGCCAATTTTTGGAAATGATGGAGCTTGAAAGTTCAAACGGTGATGTAATTAGCCTTATTGACGCTGTTAAAAGCGGCATGGCAAACCCAACAAACCGCCGCAACGAGTTGATGCTACGCATACGCGAAACCGAAGAGCTGGCCGATGAAATGGGCTATGTGGGGATGTTTTATACCATTACGTGCCCAGCGCGTTTTCATGCGAATGCGGATAAGTGGGACGGTTCGACGCCTAAAGATGCTCAAGCATATTTAATTAAAGAGTGGGCGCGTATTCGCACTAAGTTGAATAATCGCGGCCTTAATTATTTTGGTGTGAGAGTGGTTGAGCCGCACGCGGATGGTTGCCCGCATTGGCACATGATGCTGTTTATGCCTGCCAATAAAGCCCAAGAAATTAACGCGATTATGCGCTGGTATTTTATTAAAGAAGATAAAAACGAGCTTTATGCCCGCTACAAAAATGGTGAGCGCAGCAAGCTATTTAAGCAGTACAAGCAAAAGCGCCAAGAGTGGGGCTTTGCTAAAAGCCAAGGCAAAAAAGTTAAGGCGCCTACCAAATTTTACCGCACATTTAGCCCGCGTTTTGACGTTGTAAAAATGGATAAAACAAAGGGCAGTGCGGCTAGTTATATTGCTAAATACATTTCTAAAAATATCGACGGCTACCAATTAACGGGCCATGAAGATGCCGAAACAGGCGAAAGCCTTGATCAGCAAGTTAACCCTGTTTTGGCGTGGGCCACTACGTGGAATATTCGCCAGTTTCAATTTCAAGGTTCGCCAAGCGTGACGGTTTACCGTGAGTTACGCCGCGAGCGCAAAGAGCTTGCCGACGAAACAATAGAGCAAATACGCGAAGCGGCCGACCGTGGTTGCTGGTTTGACTATGTGAAATTGCAAGGCGGCATGTGCATTGGACGTAACGCCAACTTTAAACCGCTGTATGAAGATACGCCATTTGGTAACAACTATGCCGAAGTGGTGCGCCGAATTAAAGGTATTAAAACCAATGTGTGCGAAAAAGCGCTTGAAGTACGCAGCTTGCTAAACGTGTTTAGTGTGCATGTGGCGACGGAATTAAAAACCCGCTTGGTTGAGTGGACAAGGCAAATTGCAGGCACCGCTGAGAAGACTAAAGCGGCTGCTGAGGGTGGGGCTTTTGTCGGCGTAGCCGACCTATCTTGGACTAGTGGTAATAACTGTACGCCAATAGCCGCAGGCTCTCGCGCTCAGTTTGACTTGTTGCGGCATGGCCTAACCAAAAATCAGATCGATGATCTAAAAACGGGTAAAAGGATCGCGGTTGATGATCGGATTTATCAGTTAAAAAATGGTGAATTGGTGATCTTGGAAGGGCAAAGCGCACTGAATGAACAAAAACGATTAGCAACTGAATACCAGGCGAATACGTTTGCGCAAAAAGCGGGCCGTTTAGAACCGAATAAAGAGGATTGGCGCTTGGCCCGTGAGTTGATTGCGCTTGCTTATAGCCATGCGGCTAACGCTGGCCGTGATTATTTAGTGTTTGGCCGCAAAGACGAGCGCGGCGAACTGATTGAACAAGGTGATTATGAATATGCCCAGGCGGTAATGGCGGGCGATGTTGAACAAGACTGGTGGGACACCGGTTTAATGATGGCGTAGAGGTTTTTATGACTGAAAATTTAAAAAGTGAATCATGTAAGTGTTTTGATGAATATTTGGCGGCTGTCAGGGAAAAGATAGTTAATAATTTGGGCGATAATGCGATAGATACCAAAGTTGAATGGAGTAATACAACGTGGATTTTAGGTGGTGATTATGCGCCTGTTAATCCCCAAGTTAAATTTGAATATCGAAAAATTAAAAAAGGTGGCGAAATCGCCAAAGGAATAACGAAAGATTGCATTACCGTTTCGGCTAATTTTTGCTGTTTTTGTGGCCGTAAATACCAAAAGGCTGATAAATAATGAATACACATGAATCGGCTGAGTTAATGCTTGAAACGGGTTTGTTTTATACAGCAACAACATTGGCCCGCACGTTTAGAGAATCGCCAGAAAAAGGCCAAAGAGTGATTAAAAATATATTGGCCAATGCTCGTTATACGGTGTTGGTCGATCATAGCCCGGTTAAAAAATACAAAGTAACCGCGATTGATGGCCGCACCATGACGATTGACCAATTACAGCGTAAAGCCATTTTAATTAAGCGACCTTGTTTTATTGGTGCGCAACAAGTATGAAAAAGCCCGCATAACGCGGGCTTTTTTATGGCTAACAATCAAGACTAAAGCCCAATTAACTCTAATTGTTCTTCACGCGGTAGGTTTTTAATTAGCGACGCGGCTAATTGTGCAGTGGTTTTACAAGGCGGGTTTAAGAAGTGATCAAACGATTGGGTAATACGGAAAGTCGCCCCGCACTCTTTAGTATTGGTACATGAGCAATATAAATTAACCACATGGGCGCTTTGCTTTTCGCGTGACGTAATTGTTGCTTTAGCTTCGCAATTTGGACAAGTAACCCGCGCCATAATAACCACCAATCGTTAATAAAATACACTGTGATTATATACAGTGATTCATTGCCTGACAAATAACCATTTAACTATTAGCTGAGAACCCAGAGGCTCCAAAAATCACTCCTCCTCGCCTTCCGCTTTCGTGCAAAAAATGCGTCAAATTGACAAGCCCAGTGACACGATTATTTTAGCTAGGCCGTATTACTAAAGGATCTAAAAGAAAGTTAAAAAGGATCGTATTGTCAAAAAGTGACAATGTTTGACAATAAAGTGACAACAAAAAGATCAAATATGTGGTGATTTACTTAATATTGAAATATTATAAATTTATTATCAGTTAAGTGATAAATAAATTATGAAATATTTACACAAAGGCTCACAAACTCAGGAGCGATTAGATGTACTTTTATCGTTTGGTAAAAGTACCAGTGAGGATATAAAAGCGGCACTCAGTGATTACTTAGTTCGTGGCATTAGCAAAACCAATGCAGCAACACTTAACTTTGTACCAGCACCAAATTTAACAAGAGCGCTTAAGCGCCTTGAAGTTGTAGCAGGTAAAATTGAAAAGGTTAAAGAGTTAGATTTACAAAGGTAATAATTAGCCTCAAATAATGTTGAATAGTTTAAGGAAGTGACTAGAGATGAGAGTTTATCATTTTATAGATAAAGAGTTTGGTTTAAAAAATATTAGAAACAGACGGTTAAAAGTCTCCGATATCATGACCGTAAATGACCCGTTTGAATTTTTTTCTGTAATTACTGCAGATATAATTGATAGAAGTGCCTTAACTAAAACTAAAGAACAGCTAGCAAGTAAGTTTGGCTTTTTGTGTTTTAGTGAGTCATGGAAAAGCCCTGTACAGTGGGCACATTACGCTGAAAGACATACTGGTTTATGTCTCGGTTTTGATATACCAGATGGCCTGCTTCATAAAATAGACTATGTTGGTGAGAGATTTCATCTTCCACAGATTCCTAAAGAAGATGATATGAAGCGTCTATTAGAGACTAAATATTCCCATTGGTCGTATGAACAAGAGCACCGTTTGTGGGATGAGCTAAAAAATAAAGAAGGAGCCCATTATTTTAGATATTTTGATAAAGATCTTTTGCTTAAACAAGTGATTGTTGGTCACAAGTCCGATATAACTAGAGATGAGCTAAATACTGCACTGGGCAGTTTAACCTCTGAATGTGAAACATTTAAAGCAAGACCCGCTTATAATACATTTGACATGGTTAAGCAAAAAGATGACAGATTCTGGAAATAAGTGAGCGCTAGTCACTAGCGCTTTTCTTTTTATCCCGACCACCCCAAAACGCTCTAAACAATCGCATCAATCCAAGCGTTGAAACGGCAATACCTACAATCACAAATTCAAAGTACCAGGGCGCACCGTTATAACCCATAGCCTGCCAACCTTTTTCCATATACGGTTGCATGGCAGGGATAAAGTGGCACACAAACAAACCCAAAAAGAATAAAATGATCACTTCATCCATCATTGTTTTGTCGCGGTTCTTCAGCACAAGCAAGTCATAATCAGCGTCGTTTTGTTCGGCTTGCATACAGCGTCTTGCTTTGGCTTCAAACTGAGCAATTTTAAAATTGTTTTCAGCTCGTGCTACATCGGCGGCCATTTCTGCGGCAATGCGTTTACGCTCAACATAGCCGCCGGTTAAATCGGCGATTGGGTCAGTAATAAACGAAATCAGAGTTTTAAACCATCCCATTATTTAACCCTCATTAGTAATTTAATAAACGCCTTTGGGTCTTTGCTTATGGTTGTAATAAGCTTGTCGAACCCTTCAAGCAAGTGCGGGGCAGCATAGGCAGTTACGCCAATCACCCCAGTTTTTAAACTTTCATCAAAGCCGCGCCATTCACAAAACATCGCTGCAAGGTAGGCTGCAAATATCGCAATGAGTACACTCATAAAATAATGAAAGAACGTAAATTGCCGCTTACTTAAATACATTTGAATAGCGGCTGCTAAAAAACTCAACATAAGTAATTGCCCCCATTGTTTAATAAATTCAATTATGTTTAACCAGCTCATGCGCTTTCCTTAGGTGTTGGGTTTAGGTCTGAATACTCAGGCTCTTTAAATTCAATATGCTGCGCGGCGGGTAAATAGTTGTTAATGCCCAATACATCTTGCTGCATCGGTACAACTTCATTGTTGTAATACGCACGGGTAATTTTATCTAAATCACCAAAGCCGGGGCTGTCACCAGATGATTGACCGCTCAGTGCTTCTTGCGCCCGGTGCATGCTGAGCATGTCATTAAGCGTAATTTTTTTAATGCGCTCAAATTCGTCCTTAGTGGATATATCGCCAACGGGGGTAATCTTTATCGACTTCTCAGCATCGGCTTTATTAGTGCGAAAATTAAAAAATAAACTCCTAAAGTTACCCACGCCTTTACTATCACGTATGGCATTTTTTAATGCCGTTTCATCAGCTTCACTTAAATTTGGGTCAGCCATTGAGAATATAAACCCCATGTGCGCGCCGTTCTTGTAATAGCGGCGTCTAAACAAAGTGGCATCTTCATTCAGTAATGCTGATTGAATACCACCATAGTATTGCGGAATGCCGTAAATACCTTGGGCAGGGTCGTACTCTTTTACGTGAATAACCTCACCCGCATTAAAGTAAATAGGCTGATTGCTGCGGTTGCTTAATTGCGCATAAACCCCGCGCGTATCGGTATAACGCATAGTCAGTGCAGGCAAATGGCGTAGCTTAATAACTTGCCCAAAAGTGTTTTTAATAATCTGCAAATAGGCGTTACCGCTCCACAGCAAATCAAAGGCAAATTTGCTAAGGGCCTGATGGCTTAACAGCGGGTTAGGCTTATACCATTTTAAAATCATGTTGCGCTTAAAGTAGAGTATTGGTCCATGCTGGGCATTTACGCGCAGCAACTTAACCAATCCTTGCAAGCTAATGGGTGGTGCATAAATGCCGTTGCTATCACTAAACACCCCAATGTAATCAGTTAGCCGGTTGTCTAAACATGGCTCAGGGTCGCCAAAGCTAAACGAATCGGTTACCGCCGTTTGTTGGTGATAGTTAGGCGCATGGCCGTTAATTACTTGTAATCGTGGTTTCATCAAGCTGCAATTCCTACAGATGTTTGACGGCTGTGGGCATTGCCGTCCAATGGTTCAAATTTCATAGCGTGCATAATGGCCCATGCAATATCTGCATGGCCTGTGGTCGCGGTGCGGTTTGTGGCATAGGTAATTTGGTCACCAACTACTTTTCGGCGAATATTAATAAATGAGCTGGCAATATTTACCGCGTCCTGGTCAAACTCAAAACGGCGGTTTTTAATTACGTTAATCGCCTTAATAACCAGTTGATTTTTAATAATGGGGTTGTAATGTATTGGCTCAGCATTAGGGTAAAATTTAGTGATCATCTCCCATACGCCATACCCAATACCCGTGGTATCAACACCAATATGTTGCACGTTGTATTTATCGGTGAGCAGTTTTATTTCGCTGGCCATGGCTTCAAAGTCATTACCGCTTAAATCAATTGCTTCAAGTAAGCGAAACTTTTCGCCAGGTTTCATTGGCGCACTTAACACAGCAACGCTTGCTTTGTCACCAAAGCGGGCAGGATCAAAGCCAATTACTACCGGTCTTAATGCAAACGGGCGTTCCCACTCTAAATTAAAGTCAGTCCACTTGGTCGAATCGCCAACACAGTCCATAATTTGTTTAAGGTTAAATGCACTGTGGGCATCATCAATAAACTTACACATAAACAAGTTGTTAAACTCATCCGTGCTGTATTCGTTTTCAAGTACACTAATATCAATGCGGTCAAAGCCTGAATTCACCACATCGTGTACGGTGAGCATTTGCCGCCAAATACCATCCTCGCAGAACCTACCGTTTTTTAAACTTTTGTGGCTAACATCAATAGCAAATTCAGGGTCGTTACAGGCTTTGGTTTTTCGGTACCATTTGCCGTTCCAATGGTCGTAAGCTTCGTGGCTGGTAACACTCGGCGTACTAAAATACGTAATACGCAAATGCTTATGTGTTGCCATGGCCTGTGCTAAACCGCGCAACGTTTTATAGTTCGGTATCCAAAACACTTCATCTATATATAAATCGCCCGACTCAGATTGCGCAGTACGCGCATTGGTACTTTTAAATATCAGCTTAACCGTTTTTCCACCGGCTAAATTTAGCACCATCGGCGAGCCGGTTAACTCAATATTAAAATGCTCACGGCACAGCGCTACAATATTTGCTTTAAAAACCTCGGCTTGGTCACGGCTTGCTGAGATAAAAATTTTATTGCGGCCATTTACAACAGCATCGTAAAACGCCTCAAACGCAAAATAGAAGGTAGCGCCAATTTGGCGAGGTTTTAATATAAAGCGGGCGCGGTGATTTTGGTTTTCAAACCAATGTTTTTGGTGCGGGTAAAGCAGTTTGTCTTTAAGCTCCTTGAGCATTTCAATAGTAATGCCAGAGCAATCGTTTTTCTTTTTCTTCTTCGATTTTTTATCATTACTGCTATGACTGCCGCCGCTATTATTGCTAGCCGCATCGTCATTACTTGCGCGTTGTTTCGGAGCGGGCGCCAGTTTGCTTTTATTAAGCGCGCATAATTGGCGCGTGCAAAAATCGAGCTCTTTATAGTCGGCATCGGTTTTATTGTCTTTATCGACCAGAACATTAATGCGTTTGCTAAACGCCATTTCGGCATTATAGCTTGGGCACATATCTTCCCACTTGCCAGCCTCAGCCCAACGGCGAACACTACGTGCACTTGGCATATCGTCAAGCTCGGCTATTTCGTCAATCGTATAGCCCTCAACAACATACAAATTTTGTGCTTTTTTGCGTATTTCTGGTCCGTAGTTCGCCATCTATTGCGCCGCGTTTATTAATCCATAGCGGCAGTGTATTCGTTATAAAGCGCGTAATCTGTTAGGCAAAAACCTACCTATTCCTAAAAGTTAAATATAGGAATTTCAAAAAGTTAAACCGTTGGAAAGGAATAAAAAGAGGGTGCAAACTGCAAGCAACTTTAAAGCAAAACGCACAACCAGCAAAGGTTTTATTTATGCCAGGTCAACTACGTACAAAACCACTTTCTATTGCCGCCGTAGGCATGACCGTAGATGGTCGCGAAATATCAGAGCAAGACGTAGCCGATATAGTAGAAACCTACAACCCGCGTAAATATGGCGCCCGCATAAACCTAGATCATGAATTTAACTGGTCAGGGTGGGCCGCTAAAAACCTACACAACGTAGACATACCCGGAATGCTCGGCGACGTAGTAAGCGTAGCAGCATACGAAAACGAAGAAGGTATAACATGCCTATACGCTGTACTTGCTCCCAACCAAGGTTTTGTAGCACTGAACAAGGCCGACCAAGCCGTCTATTTTAGCATCGAAATTAGTCGCGATTTTATGGGCTCAGGCAAAACCTACCTAACCGGCTTAGCAGTGACCGACTACCCTGCAAGCTGCTATACCGACCGAATTCATTTCAGTAGTAAGAGCAAACCAGATGACATGGACGTCTCTTTATTAAAAGTTGATTTAGGGTCATGTGAGCCTATCGACACACCTAAAAAACCATTTTTTAAACGATTATTTTCTAAGGACGAACCAGACATGAAACCAGAAGAATTAGCCACAGCACTAAAAGATGCACTCGGCACTCCGCTTGCCGAATTTGGCCAAAAGCTCGACGGCGTGATCACCAAGTTTGATACATTCTCAAAAGTCAAAGTGGAAGACGAAGAAACCACGCCAGAAGGCGAGCAAAACACCGAGCTAAGCCAGGTTAAAGAAGAGTTATCTTCAACTAAAAAACTACTTACTGAACTCACCGATAAGTTTGAAAAAGCATTAAAAGCACCTGCGGGTGGCACAACCGACGCCGATGACGAACCTGAAGGCGACGAAGGCAAATACAGCCACTTGCTGTAAGTGCATCACCTTAATATTACTTAGCAACACGCAGGAAAGCATATGAAAACCAGAACTAAAGAATTATTCGTCGCTATCATGGCAGGCATGGCCGTTAATTACGGCGTTACCTCTATGAGTGAGCAATTCAATGTAGAGCCAACAGTAGAGCAGCGCCTATACGACGCGGTTTATGAGTCAGCTGAATTTTTACAGATGATCAACACCGCACCGGTTGACGACCTAGTGGGTCAGTCTGTGATCATGAGTGTAGACGGTGGTATCACAGGCCGTGCAGGGGTTGAAACCGACGACACCAAAGAGCGAAAAACTCGTGATGTATCAAAGCTAGAAAAACGTGAATATCGCTGTTATCCGGTAGAATGCGACATTCATATCTCATGGGTAAAAATGGATCAGTGGTCTAAATTTCCAGACTTTCATGACCGATATCGTAACCACGTGCGCCAAGCAATCGCACTCGATATCATTAAAATTGGTTGGAATGGCACACACGCAGCCGATACAACTGATATTACCACCTACCCAATGATGAACGATGTCAATATTGGTTGGTTGCAGTTAATTCGCCGCGATGCACCCGAGCGTGCAATTAGTGAAGGTGAAACCGCTGGCGAAATTCGAATTGGTGCTGGCGGCGATTACGAAAACCTAGATCAAGCGGTGCACGATGCATTGCAGGGTATTCCAGAGCATAAGCGTGCAAATATGGTGGCCATTATTGGTGACGAGTTATTAGCGCACGACAAAAATAAGCTGTACGCCAAACAAGCCCATACCCCAAGCGAAAAAACTAAAATTGAATTGCAGCAGGTGATTGATACCTACGGCGGTTTGATGACTTACAAAATCCCGTTTTTTCCAGTGCGTGGCATTTTAATCACCAGCTTTGACAACCTAAGCCACTACGTACAAACAGGCTCAACACGTAGCAGCGTAGAAAACAACGCCAAGAAAAAGCGCGTTGAAGACTACCAATCACGCAATGATTGCTACTACGTAGAAGACCTTGAAAAAGTCATGTACTTCGAGTCTACCAGCATCAAGTTACCCAATGCCGCTGGTGATGCATGGGCATAGCAGCCTGATTATTTAGCAGTTAGCCGCTCTTTTATCCCAAGTTTCGGGGCGGCTTTTTTTAACCAAATAAGAGTGTTTTTAAATGAGCTTAGTCAAAAAATCATTAGCCAAAGCAGTAAGCAGTGTGCCAAATAGCACTGAAAAGCAAGCGCCAACGGCAGCGGCAACAGCCACTCAAGCCAACGCGCCAGCAAACAACACCGAGCAAAGCGAGTACCCGTTTTTTGCAGCGGCAATCGAGTCTGACTTAGCTCAACTAAAAACATTTACCGACATTAGCGACAAAGCCAGCTACAAGTCAGAAGCCATAAAGCGCAACGACTACCTAGGCTACATCAACCGCTATCGTTTAAGTGGCCAAAACCACCACAACAAAGTATTAGCATGGGTGTTTATTTGGCTAGTAGACCTAAAACGCTGGGACGCAGTGTTAGAACTATTGCCATTAATGATTGAGCAAAAGCAACCACTGCCAACCGTGTTTAATACCAAGCACTGGCCCGCATTCGTTATCGATCAACTCTATGACGATGCAAACTACTACCTGTCAGAGTCAAAAATGCAAGGCCTATACGATATTGGCTTTACCCTACGCCGCTTAATTTACGTGGTTAAAAACCAAGACTGGTCAGGGCTAGAAGTCGTCGGCGGCAAGCTTTACTCAATTGCAGCCAAAGTGCACAAAGCACAGCTTAACCTAGGCAACGCCCTTTACTTTGCCGAAATGGCCCAAGCCATTAACGACAAAGCAGGCGTTAAAACCATGCTCAAAGAATTGCAAAAAATGATTAAACCAGCGGAGCCAGACCAGCAAACCGCTGACTAGCTCCAACGCCAGCGGGCAACTTAGCACAACGTTAGCATTACTTGCTTAACGCGCGTGACTAAGTGGCGCCCGCACCCAATTTAATGTGTGTTTTAAAGGTGCATATGAACTTAAGCGGCATGCCACAAGCAGATTTACAAAGCGTCAATGTTGAAGTGTCAGGCAATGGTTATTACCCAGCGCTCAGCACCGCGTATTTTATTGAGCACTACGCAATAGCCCAAGAGTACGCCAGCAAAAGTGCGCTGCTTGTTGAAAAGCTAAAGCGTGCACAGGGTGAAATTAACCAAGAGCTAGCCAGCGCAGTGCTTACCAACGGTGAGCCACTCAACGCCCAGCAGGTTATTTTTTATCTTGATGCCGTATACAGCAAAGCCAAAGCAAACTTGCTGGTTTCAAAGTTGGGCACTACGCACCGCGACAACGCCACAGCGCAAAGCCAAACGGCCATTGATAATTATGATCACTGGCAACGCCAAAGCATTAACGCCTTGCGTTTGTTGCAGTCACTTAGCGTTAACTTATCGGTAGAGCTGTTATGAGCCAAAGCAAAATAGCAAAGCTTAAACAGCATTTAGCAACCGCCGAATACCAAGGCCGCAACCTAGCGCTTAGCACTCAGTTCGACAGCTGGATAGAAGGTGGCCGCATAGAGCCAAGTAGTAAAACAGTAAATGGTAACGGGTTATTAGCAGCGCGGTTTTATTACTCAGGGGTGATAAGCATCAATCCATGCTCAGCACCTGCCGCACTCATTTGTGCCTTTGCATCGTTTTGGCTGCAAAACAATGGTGGCCGTTTCGATAGCAACGACATTGAATTTAGCGCCGATGTCAACGACGACAACAGCAACGAAGTAGAACTAACGATAGAGCAACTGTGTGAAGACATCGAATTGGTGCAAACAGCCAACGGCCCATTTGAATTAAGCGGCACCCGTTACGACTTTGGTGAGCAAAGTTTATGGATAGCAGAGGCATTCACACTGCAAGGGCAAGTAAGTCGTGCTTAACGTCAAGTTTGACGAAGGGCAAAGCAAAGAGCAGCTCGCTTTTTTGCAGCTCAAGCCCAATAAACGCCGCAACATATTACGCAGTGCAATACGTGCAGCAAACAAAAGCAGTAAAGAGCGCATTACCAGGCAAAGTGATTTAGTAGGCAAAACATGGCAAGGCCGCGCCAACGGCAAAAAAAAGAAAATGCTCATAAAGTTAAAGCGTCGAATGAAAGTACGTTATGGCGCAAATAGCGCAGGGGTTTATTTTACCGGGGGCAACAGCGGCAAAATAGCTCGCGCACACCAAGAGGGTGTAAGCCTAGATGCAGGCAAGCCAAAAGGCAGTGCCGCACAAAATAAAGAAGGGCCAGCCACGCGCAATTTAGCCCGTGCATTAATAGCCGAGGGCTACTCAATTCCACGTGGCAAGGGTAAGGGCAGCAAACGCCCAAGCATTAAATGGATAACAACAAATTTAAGTGAAAACCAAGCAGGGTTTTTATTACGCGAATTAAAGGGCAGCTCAAGCAAGAGCACTTGGCAAATTGAATTGCCAGCCCGTTCCTTTTTGGGGCAAACCGTTAGCGAACAAAAAGAGCAAATGAATTTTATTTTAAACAAAGCTATGCAAGTGGCGTAGCGCAAAGCAAAAAGGAACGACCATGGCACAAGGTAAAGTATCCGTTGCCGCCATTCAAACAGGCAGTGGCGCTACAAAACAAGTAGAACGCAGCGTATTGTTTATAGGCCAAGCGCCCGAAAACAACGGCAGTATTTTAGCGATTAATGCACAAAGCGATTTTGATGGCTTGTTTGGCGCAGCCGAATCACCATTAAAAACCCAAATTAAGGCATGGCAACGCAACGGCGATGATTTAGTCAGCGGCTACGCTATTGCACATGGCGCGGGTGATGACGTAATGGCGCTTATTGATCAGGCCATGGACCAAGATGTTAGTCCTGAAATCATCGTTATTTGTACGCCCGTCACAGGCAAAGCCGAAATTGAAAGCTTTCAAGCAAAAGCACTTGAGATTTTATCTGGCCTAGCGCGTCGAGTCCGCTTTTTGCTGGCAGCACCCGGTTTAACCGAAGGGCAAAATTGGTCTGATTTAGTGACTGCATTACAGCCGTTAACCGATGGTGTAGTAGGTGAGCGTGTTGCTGTTATCCCGCTTTTATTTGGGGATGAACTCGGCGGCGTAACAGGGCGTTTATGTAAAAGCGCAGTCACTATTGCAGATAGCCCAATGCGTGTATTAACGGGTGCAATGTCACTTATGCCATTGCCAACCGATGCAGCAGGCAACCCACTCACCAACTCAACCACCGCCGCACTGGATACACTGCGCTTTAGTTGTACGCAATTTTACCCCGACTTTGACGGCGTTTATTTTGGTGATGTAAACATGCTCGACGCCGAGGGCGGCGACTTTCAGCAAATTGAAACAGGCCGGATTGTTGATAAAGCGGCGCGAGCGGTGCGCATTATTGCCATTCAGCAAATTAAAAACCGCCGCTTAAATAACAGCACCAGCGGTATTGAATTTGGTAAGCGCGTAATGGGTAAACCGCTTCGCGATATGAGCAAATCAATCAACATCGGTGCCGATAAGTTTCCAGGTTTAATTGATGCGCCAAAAGACGACAGTATTAACCTCACGTTTATGGATGCGACCACGTTGCAAGTTGTGCTTAAAGTTAAGCCAATCGATTCACCCAACACCATCATTGTTGGGATCATGTTAGACGACGCAGAATAGGAGCGCACCCATGCAAAAAGTATTAGGCGGCAAAGATTTTGACATCTTCATTGGCAACTCAATGGTGCATGTAATAGAAGCCACTGTAAAAATTACCGATGGCCGCACGGTAAAAAAAGTGCGCGGCATTCCAAAAGGCTTTATTGATGGCCCAGTTGAGGGCGAAGTAACGTTAAAGCTTGATCATGAAAACTGGCTTATTGTCCAAGCGCAAGCTGAGCAGGCGGGCAGTTGGAAAGGCATAGAACCTTTTGATGTTGCTTTTAATGCTGAAGTTGCCGCAGGTAAAAAGAACATTGAAGCGTTTGGTTGTTTACCGCAATTAGAAGAGCTTTTAAACATTAAAGCAGACGGCGGCGAAGAGGATACCACTTCTATCAAATGCCCAATCACTAGCCCTGATTTTGTAAAAATTAACGGTGTACCGTACCTAACCGCTGACGAAGTGAGAGACTTGTAATGAGTAAAGTCATTCGCAAACTAACAGCAGAAATACTATTAAGCACCTTAAAAGCCTGTGGCCATAACGTGTTTGAGGGCGAAACAAACCTAAATATTATAGGTATTCGCCATGCAAACACCAAAGCCAATACCTTTAACGATGCCATTTGTGTGCTGTACCAACAAAGTGGCGAATGGCAATTAAAGCAGTACAAAGCAACGACCGAAGCAGGCACATACTGGCGCACTAATCCAATGAACGTAGACGGCACAGCGGTATTAATCGCAGGTCAGCATAAACGCTTATGGACGTTGGGTTATCACCAGGGCAAATACCGCGCCCTTGTACAACATAAACCCGTGGTTGTGCTACGTGACAACAACCACGACACCGAGTTAGACACGGACGTCACACCCCAAGCAGTACTACAGCAAGGTTATTTTGGCATTAATTGCCACCGCGCAAGCGCAACCACCACATCAACCCAAGTAGATAAATGGTCAGCCGGTTGTCAGGTGTTTGCAAGCCCAAATGACTTTGATGAATTTATTGCCTTGTGTGAGCAATCAGCAGCCAAGTATGGCCCTTATTTTACCTACACACTGCTAGACCAAGCAGACTTAAAAGAGAGTATTGATCATGGCGTTTGAGAAAAAAATTACATTAGAAACACAGTTTGGCGACATTACATTTAACGTCAATGGCGCTGATTACAACAAATACATCAACTCGACTCAGCCTAACAACAAGGTGCAGCCGGCAACTAATTTTTTATTAAACACAGTAGTTGAAGCCGACGCTAAAAAGCTCAAAGAGCTGGTACAGCAACCGGGTGCCGCATTGTTTTTAGTGGGTGCCATTGTTGAAGAGTATCAGCCAGAGTTTAACTTCACAGTAAAAAAATCGAAAGCCGAGCCAAGCAAATAGGCAAAAGCAGGTTTGATCAGTTGATGGCATACCACGCTAAATATTTTGGTGATATGCCATCAACTGACGAGAGCTTGGCACAGGCGCTTTACCTTGAAACAGCACAGCAAGAAAACTTTGAAACCGCCGTAAATAACGGCATTTGCACAGCATTAGGCGGCGAGTAATTAAATGGCGACACTTAGCAAGTTAGACAAGCTTACTTATTCAATTGGCATCATTGACAAAGTCACTGGGCCAGTGAATAAAGTGATGGCTAAAATTAACCAGCTGAGTCAGCAAGCCGCTGCCGCGCAAGATCAAATGATGCGCGGCGCAGCAACAGCCGTCGGAGGTGGTTATGCCCTTGCTCAATCGCTTGCACCCGCAATTGATCACGTAGCCGCGTTAGGCGAAGTACAATCACTGGGCGTTGCAGCCGATGCCCTGCAACAACTATCTAAAACATCCTACGAATTTGGCTTTCGTTTTGGTGGTAACTCTGCTGAATTTGTACGCAGTGCTTACGATATACAATCAGCGATTGCAGGATTAAATGGCGATGAGCTATCCGAGTTTACTAAAACATCAAACATATTAGCTGTAGCGACTAAAGCCGATGCGGCCACCATCACCAGTTATATGGGCACCATGTATGGCATCTTTGAAGAAACAGCCAACAAAATGGGCAAAGCGAATTGGGTAAACCAAATAGCAGGGCAAACCGCCACCGCCGTACAGCTTTACAAAACCACCGGTGCAGAAATGCAAGCCGCGTTTTCCAACCTTGGGGCGACTGCTACAAATCTTGGTTTAAGCTCGGCTCAACAATTTGCCTTAGTTGGTGAGCTGCAACTCGTTGCTAAATCAGGATCAGTAGCTGGCACACAAGCGGAATCATTCTTACAAGGGATTGGTAAAGCACAAGAAGCATTAGGCATAAAATTAACCGCTGATAACGGCGACATGCTCGCTATTGATGAGGTACTAGGGCGCATTAATAACCGCTTATCATCATTGGGTTCTGTTGCGCGTAGCGATGTGCTTACCCAAATATTTGGTAAACAAGGTGCAAAAGCAATTAATGTACTCAGCACTAAAGTAGACAAATTAAAAAACGGCATCACCGTTTTTGAGAACGTGCAAGATAAATCCAAAGCCTTGGAAATGGCAAACATCATAGCCAGCCCGTGGGATCGTCTAGGCGGTTCATTTAATGCAGCGGCCACGGCAATGGGGAGTCGTTTATTACCTGTTGTCGAGCCGTTTGTTGAATTACTCGCTGCAGGCTTTGCTTATATCGTTTCATTAACAGAGCGATTCCCTATTTTGTCTAGCGTGATTGCGACGCTCGTAGTTGGCATCGTCGCACTAATCAGCGTTTATGGCATTGTAATGTTCACTATGGGCCTATTCAAAATGGCGCTTGTATCAAGTGCGGCACTTACAAGTAGCCTCACAATTTTAACCAAGCTTTGGCAAGCCGCATTATTTGCTTTGCGCGTATTTGGCTTTTTAGCACTCATTGCCACCATGGGCGTTGCGGCCATTGCCTTTGGTACGTTTAAAGCGGTCGTGTTGGCATGCCAAGCAGCAGCATGGTTATTCAACGCAGCACTTTGGGCCAATCCTGTTACGTGGATTGTGGCGGGTATTTTAGCGCTGGTTGCAGCCGTTGCCGCACTTATTTATTACTGGTCTGATTTAATCGCCGCATTTAGCGAAACAGCGTGGGGCAAAGTCTTATTTGGTATTTTTGATGGCATTAAAGCCGCCTTTGCTGGCGTGATTGATGGCGTAAAATGGGTATTAGAGGCACTCGGTTTAATCGACAGCAAAGAAGTTGATTTAAAAACCAATGTGATCCCGCCAAACGTTGACGAGCTAAGCCAAACCAGCGCCAGCAAACACAGCAATTTTGTAATGCAAAACGCGGGGCAATCATTTAGCCAAGACTATGGCCAAGCGATTGTGAGCAAAGCAACCAATCAAGTACCAAGCAACATAGTTAATCTTAACAATGGCGCAGCAAACAGCGCTGTGTATCAGCAAAGCGATGTGATCAAAAACGTGTCGCCAGCGTATGCCAACGCAGTAAATACCAGCGCAGTAAATAACAGTGCACCGAACTTTACTAATCAATCAGCCGTTAATCAGTTAGTTAGCCAGCCAGTTACACGCACAGCAGTAAATACCAACGCACCGAACTTTACTAATCAATCAGCGGTTTATCAGTTGGTTAACTCGAAAAACACAGCGTTAAATAGCGCAACATTAAACACCACTGCAGTTAATGCCCGCACAGCAAACAGCGCTGTGTATCAGCAAAGCGATGTGATCAAAAACGTGTCGCCAGCGTATGCCAACGCAGTAAATACCAGCGCACCGAACTTTACTAATCAATCAGCGGTTTATCAGCAAAGCGATGTGATCAACGCATTAAGTGGCGGCAATAACGCCAATTTATTAAATGCCAACGCAGTGAGTAACGTGCTCACACTGCAATCAAAAAACAACGAAAGCAGCGAAAACACCTACAAACCCACTGTTAAAAAATCAGCGGTATTGCAGCAGTTCGCCAGCAACAGCAGCAACAGCAACGCAACCAACGACAACAGCAAGCGCGTATTTATCGACAAGTTAACGCTTAAATCTGACGACGTAGCCCGCGACTTTGAAAGCCTCATGGAGTTAGCAGGATGATACACATTGATTTAAACATCATCGATGGCGACTTAAATTTTGATGCCATGTTACAGCCAGCAACATTAAGCGGGCGCGATGTAATTAACCAAGATATAAAGCACCGAATTTTAGAAAGCGGCCTATTGCCGCAATTGGTGGGCCTACGCAATAAAAACTATATCAGCAAAATTTTAACCGAAATCGAATTAGTAGTAGAGCAAGACGAACGCCTAGTACCGGGCACAATTAACGTGGTGCTTAAACAAAATGGACAAATTAACGTAACAGCTAAAACAAAACAGTACGGGGTAACAGCGTGAGCGACTTAAAACAACAGTTTATTGCCGAATTAAAAAACGCAAACTTGCCCGTAACCGTGGCCGACTTCACCGCGCAGTTTGAGCAAAAACTAAAAGAGAGCGGCTTTGCAGTTAACAACCAAAGCGGTTTTAGCCCGTTTTGGCGTTTGCAAACCGCACTGGTTGCAGAGCCCGCAGCAAGTTTAGTTGAATCATTGGTCAGCAAGGTTATGCCAAACACATTTGTCTTGTTAGCCGATAAAAACTGGTTAGAGCAACACGGCCAATCGCGCAACGTCGAGCGCCTAGCGTCAGTAAAGGCCCGTGGCCAGTTGCATTTTACCCGCGCCGATGCACAAACAAAGTTAGTTATTCCAACAGGCACATTAATCGAAAGCCTGCCCATCAACGGCCAAGTGTATCAATTAGCACTCGATACCCCATGCACCTTTGAAGTGGGCCAACTTGCGGCAGTTGCCACAGCCACCGCCAGCAATGCAGGCCATGCGTATAATTTAAGTGCCGGTTATTACGTGCGAATAATGGACGAGTACGAGGGCGTGCACGTCACCAACCAACAAAGTTGGCTTATCACCGCAGGCCAAGACGTCGAAACAGACGAAAACTACCGCCAGCGCATACGCGATGCGTTCGCCAATCAAGGCAGTTATCACATGGATGCAGTGTACCGCAACATCATAGCCACCGCAGGCGGGATCCCAAGTGACAATATCATTTTTGAAAAAGGCGGCCCGCGTGGCCCAGGCACAGCCAATGCGTATGTGTATTTAAGCGTGGGCGATATTAGCCCCGCTATTATCAACCGCATTAATGATCACTTATCCGAAGGTAATCACGGTTTAGCCGATGACTTAAAAGTGTTTGCAATCCCTAAGCAACCGCTCACGCTCACCGTTACCATTAAGCAAAAGCCCAACACTGCAAGCATTGCCGCCGATGTTACCGAGTTTGTGCGCTCAGCATTTCGCGAAAACGACGCATACCCAAACGTTAACCGTGTTACACCCATGAGCGACTTTAGTTTTAGTTTGTTAAACGCCGAGTTACACCAGCAATTTAACCAATTGCACAGCGTGACATTTAATTTAAACAACATACAAACAGGCTTTTGGCTACCAACGTTAAACGGATTAGAGGTGCGCCATGGATAACAACATTCAACTGCCAACGTGGTTACAAGAGCAAGACGTTTCAACGCTCGCAGCCCTTGCGACCGACTATTGGCGCCAAGTCGAAACCCAGCTTACGTGGTGGTTACAGCAACAGCACAGCGAAACCGCAAGCGAAGCAATTTTAAATTTGCTCGCATGGGAGCGCGGCATAAACCGCATACCAGGCGAATCATTAGACATGTTTGGCAAGCGCGTGCAACTGGCCCACATCAACGCGATTGACGCAGGCAGTAAACAAGGGCTAGAGCGCATTTTTAAACGGCTTGGTTTTGGTGTGGTGGTCAACGAACGCTTACCCGAATTCGATTGGGATCAGCTACAGCTTGCAATCAGCGAGGCCGACTTTGCCGAGTATCAGCCGTTCATTATGGAAATTATCGAAAACTACGGGCGCACATGCCGTCGTTATGTTTTAAACGCATCAAGCAATACCACCACCGTTGAAGCCGTTGGTTTGGTTGATTTTAAAAAAGAGGTGGCGAAGTGAGTCAATTAAAAATAACAAATGCAGGTATTGCGTACAAAGATGCAATTTTTGCAGGGCTTGAAACAACTAATATTACTCACATGTTTTTTGCCAACGTGCCAGGCATTAACGAAAATACACCCATTGATCCTAATGCGCTCATACCGCACCAGCACGTTGTGCACACGCAAAAAATTGAACGTGTCAGCGCAGTAGAGCAAGACGCCGTGGTTATTTCAGCCGTACTTGATTACCAAATCGGCAACTTTGATTTTAACTGGTTCGGTGCAGTAGCAACCCGCGCCAATGGCACCCGCGTATTAGTCGCCATTGTGCACACTAAAAAGCAAACAAAAACCCGCACCAACGGGCCAAACGTTGGCGACTACGTGGTTAAATCAATCATGTGGCGCGCCCAAGGCATTGCCGACAGCCTAAACGTATCGTTAAAAACCTTGCCGTGGCAAGTCGATGCCGACGTCTTTGAAACTAAAGCAAACGTCAAAAAAATAAGCGACTTAATTAAAGATGAACCAACACCAGCGCACGTACCGCAAGCGCAAAGCAATGGCGAAATCTCCGAAGGATGGATCAACATTGAGCGCCACTTAACGCGCCTTGCAACAAGCTTATCAAGCCTGCAATTAGACAAGCTCAACAAAACGCAAAGCATGAGCTTGCTAGATAGCAAAATTGCCGAGTTTGAAAAAACCATCAAACCGTTTCAATTATTAATCTCAGGCCAAGGGCTTAGCGTTGGCAATGGCCAAACGCCACCCAGCAGCGGCAGCGGTTTATATAACGTCGATAAAACACTGACTAAATTAGCCGCCGAAGTCGCAGCAATCGACAGCGCACGCGGCACCACCGATCAGCAAGTCACCGGCTTAAGCAATCAGTTAACAACGCTGAATACTGAATTGCGCCAAATGAGCGAAAGCCTAGTTGACGAGCTAAACGGCCAAACAGCCGAAAAAATTAACGTTATTAATAACCAGCTTGCCGCGCAAAACGAAACCATTGCCAAGTTACCAACAAAGGCCATTATTCACGGTGCAGAGTCGGCCGCAAAATCAGCCAGCCAAAACCAACAGCAAGCAGCAAACCACGCAAAAACCGCGCAAGCAGTGGGCCAGCAAGTATCAAAAATACACGAGCAAACCACGCAAACACAAAGCATGGTGCACATCAAAAGCAAAACCACAACAGTGCAAGCCACCGCATCAGCCGTGCTGGCCATGGCCGCGAGTTTAGACAAACTCGAAATGGATTTAAGGCAACAGCAAGTAAGCGAGCTTACTAATATAACCGTCGCCGAACGCGAGCAAAGCGCAGCAATTAAAAGCGAAGTATTGCAACTTAAAAACCAAACACAAAGTTTAGTTAGCCAAGCGCAAACCGCAGCAACCCACGCCAAAAACGTGCAAACCATTAAACAGCAAGTGTCAAAAATACATGAGCTAAACATAGCAACCCAAAGCATGGTAGACATTGGCGGCAAAGTGGCCAACGTACAAGCAAGCGCCACCGCAGTATTAGCCTTAGCTGCCAATGTAGATAAACTCGAAATTGAACTAAAACAACAACAAGTAAGCGATCTTGCAAGCCAAACAATGGCCGAACGTGAGCAAAGCGCCGTTATTAACGCCGAGGTAAAACAACTTAAATTATTAGTTGAAGACTTGGTAAGCCAAGCAAACCAAGCCACTGCAGCCACGAAACTTGCACAACAACAAGCGCAAACCAGCGCACAAAATGCCGTGGCCATTACCACCGGCTATGGCGCAACCATCGAGCCAGAGCAAGCAAAAACACCCATTGCAGACGAAAGCGGCGAAATTGCCGAAGGGTGGATCAAGCTAGACCGCACATTAACCCGCCTAGCCACAGCATTGGCGGGCCTGCAATTTGACAAGCTCAGCAAAAGCCAAACTTTAGCAACGTTAGAGCAACGCATAGCCAGTTTAACCAAGCAGGTAGCCGACCTTAGCGAGCAG